TGGGGTTGTCACGACTTATCCGGACGGTGATCTTGGCTCTGCTGAGCCAAAGTGAAGTCTGATGTGGACACTCGAATCACCCCGTCGTCACCGTGAGAACGCCCGCCTTGGGCAGGCTGGCGGCGCCGGAGATCACGTAGTCGGCGGCCACGGCGTTGATGGTGACCGCCATGACGTAGTCCACGCCGTCCACCCGGTCCACCAGCGAGACGATCTCGAAGCGGCGGATGGTGCCGCCCCACTGCCAGGCCAACGGGTCGACGTAGGCGATGATGGCGTCCTTGACGGACTGGGTCACCACGGCCGTGTCGAAACCGGGCATCGGGTGGTACTGCACCGCGAACGGCACCGTCACGATCGTCACATCGATCACGTGCACATCCAGAATAGCGACCGCGCGTTCCTCCAGGTCGGTCTCGATCGCGGCCTTCTGGGGGGCGGACAGGGCGGCGCCGCCGTCGCCGAGCACGGCCACGGTGATGTGGCCGGGGTCATCGCCGGGCGCGCCGCCGGACCCGTCCCACAGGTCCAGGGCGACCGCGCGGGCCACCTCGGCGCGCTCGATGGCGGCGGCCTCGAAGTGGCGGGGCAGCACGAGCGCGTCGGACAGGCGCGAAAGTCGGGCCACGCCCCGATCGCGCCATTCGTTGTCGGTCTCGGCGCTGCGGCCGTCGGCGACATCGGTGGCCAGCTCGACACGTTCGATGAACGGCACCGGGTCGGCCATGATCAGCCGCGTTCCGGCGGTGATGCCGTTGGCCTGGTCGGTGAAGGTGTCGCCGATGATCGAGACGGTGCCGGTGTCGCCGCCGGGGTTGACGGTGAGGCCGGGCGGCTCGACCAGGAAGGTGACCGTGGTGCCGTCGTCCAGCACCAGGTACAGCCGCGTTCCGCCAGGGATGGTGTGCCCGAGTGTGTCACCGAGAGTGAAGGTGACGGTGGCGATGGGTGCGGCGCCGAAATCCTTGTCCACTCCGGCCAGTAGCAGAAGCGCGGCGACCACGGCCCCGGGCACGCGGTTGATGGCCACGATGGCTTCACTGATCTCCAGCGCCAGCGACTCCATCAGCACGACCTCGGCGTTGCCCTCGCGGGGCACCCAGCCGGGCAGGTTGAGGCTCGCGGCGGCCAGACCGGTGTCCACGATGTCCTGGTCGGAAACGTCGAAGATCCGCAGGTCGACATAGGCCGTGATGTCCGGCGAGGGTTGCACGTTTGGACTGGTCACTGCGGCGGAACCTCCCGTGTCTCGTCGCGACGAGTCCAGTTGATCACGACTTCCTCGCGGCCCTCGGCCGGTCGGCGCGTGCTCACGGTCACGATGTCCACCTCAGGGCCGAAGTCGTCACAGTGGCGTTGCAGCGAGCCGACCGCGAACCGGGCGAACGCCGGGTCGGCCACACCGAAGGTCGGCACCTGGATCCGCTCGCCGGGCCGGGTCAGCATGGCGAGCGCGATCTGCTCGTCGATCTCGGCATCGCCGTCCTGCTCGACCGTGGCGATCGAGCCGGTCGGGTCGATCCGGAACGGGAACGAGATCAGTCGGGGCACGCGGGCATCGTCTCATCGGGCCAGGCTGAGCAGGGGTAGACGCGCCCAGGCGCATGCGAGGATGGCCTTATGACGACGCCGATAGACCCGCCCGAGGGATACCTGTTCTTCATCGACGACTACGGCAACCCGTTGTTTCAGGATCCGTCGGGATACGGCATCTCCGATCCGCAGTCCCAGGATGCTATGCGCGTCATGCTCCTGCATGAAACGTGTGGCTGCCCGGTCGCGTGGGGCATGCTGGCGGTCCACGACGCCTGGCATGTCGCACTGGGCGCTTAGGTCGCGGCGATCCACCACGGGTTGGGTTCCGCCGTCCATGTTCCGTCGTTGGGGCTGATCGTCGCCGGCACGCTCGTCACACCCGTCTTGGTGCCGAACACCACGCCCGCGCTGGTCGGATTCAAGATCGAACCGTCGATGACATTGCTTTGCGCCGCCGCCATCTTGGGCAGCGTCGTGTAGCTGTTGTTCAGCAGCAGCAGGATCAACAGATAGTCGCCTCTCGCGAAGCTTGACGAGGCGACAGTGAAGTTCTGTCGGCCGACCGCGCTCAACGCGTTCGTACCCGAGTTCAACAGGCTGTAGGGGCCGTTGGCCCCGGTTGCCGACAATGACCTGTACACAGCGCCGGTGGTCGTTCCCCCGACGCCGGCCGTGGTGGCGACCGCCATCCGGATCTGGGTGAGCGCGGCGGTCTTCCGCACCCGGGTGCGGAAGATGTATGCGGCCTGGTTGACCAGCGTTCGACTGTTGGTCGCGAACATCCGGGGAAACGAGCTGAACGCGTCCCCGTAGGCGTCTCGATCGTGAGCCTGGAATACCTCCCAGGTCAGCAGGTCGGTCACCGACGAGTTCAGGCTGGTGATCGAGGCGTCCTGGGTGGTGTTGACGCCCTCGATGGTGGTGGCGCGGCCCTCCACGGTGGTCAGTCGCCCGTCCTGCGTGGTGTTGACGCCCTCGGCTGCGGTCAACCGGCTGTTCTGCGTGGTGTTCAGCGCGTCGATGCCGTCGAGCCGGGTGTTCTGGGTGACGTTCGTGTTGTGCTCGGTGGTGATGTTGGCGACGGCGGCGTCGAGTGCGGTCTGGTCGGCCTTGAGCGCGAGCGCGGCAGTCAGGCCGGGGATGTCGCCGATGTCCGGGTAGCGGGGGTCGAGCGGCCCGAGGATCAACAGGTTGTCCCGCGTGGTGCCGGTCGCCGCCAGCACCACCTTGTCGCCGGGCTGGAGCCCCAGCACGCATGAAGGGATCGGCCCCCACCTGCGGTCACGGGCCAGCGCGACCGACTCGACGAACCAGCCGCCGGACGCGACATCGAGCCCGACGACGCGGGCGGTGTGCAGGTAGCCGTAGTCGCCCATCAGGCTCCCTCGCCGACTACGAAAAGTGGCAGTAGGAGTTTGTCGATGTCGGCGTTGAAAGCGCAACCGGGGTCAAGTGGGTGATCTTTCGTGCGTGATCGATTGCCGTCGTACCAGGGGTAACCAGAGCAGATCGGAGGCCGCTCCTCGTGCGCAGTGCATAGTCGGGTCTCGCGATCGAACTGGTCGCAAGCGCTGCGCCAGAAAGGAGTGCCAGATGTCGCCTCGTCGAGGATGTCGATTACCTTCCAGTGCGCCTGAATGAATTCCGCGCTCGGCCCTTCCTTCTTTTCTCGAGGGTCGAACGAGGTGATTACCGGGTCGCAGCAGCGTCCGCATCCAGGTATGCATTCGGTTGCCATGATCAGTACCCCTGTGCTCCGGGAATGCGCCCGGCCGCCGTCCAGCCCCGGTTGTTGGCGTTGCCTTGCCGAACCCCGGCTGAGGGGTTCATGGCCTCGATGGTCTTGCCGTTGCCGAGCGAGATGGCGACGTGGCCGGGCATGAACAACAGCGCCCCCTTGGTGGTGATGCCGGCCTGCACGCTGACCGTGGTGCCTTTGCTGCGGCAGTGCGCGAGCTGCGCGGCCGAGCCGTCTGGCACGGTCGGGCTGATCCCGGCCCGCGCGGCGGCCCACTCGACCAGCTCGGAGCAGTCGAAGGCGCGTGGGTTCGGATCCGATGGCGCGGCTTCGGCGCCGAAGACGTAGCGCTTCCCGGCCTGCTGAAGGGCGAGCGCCACGAACCGGCCCACCTGCCCGTCCGCGCCGCCGCCGGAGGCGCCGGAGGTCGAGGTGGACCCGCCGTTGGCGCCCGCGCTGGTGTTGCCGGTGGGTGGCTGCGGCGGTGGGTCCACCGGCAGGGTCAGGGCGATCTCGGCGCCGTCGGTGTCGGTGCCCAGGTTGTGGGCCACCGACGTGCACATGAAGGTGATCCAGTCGTTGGCCGCGATGCTCGGGGTGTTGCGAATGATCACTGGCACGCCGGGGCGGAAGAACTGGGCGCGGTTGAGCGGGATTCGGGCGGTTACCTGCACGACATCGGAACGGCTGCCGATCGAGGTGTACTTGGCGCTCGGCATGGTCAGGAACCGCTCGCCCTCGGTGGGCGGCGCGTGCCAGGACAGCCGCAGCGGGCCGGGCGCGGTCCACTGCATGGCGAACGCGGACGAGCCGAACACGAGCCGTCGGCCCGAGATGAACACCCGCTTACCGAGTTCCTTGGCCAGGCGCACGATGGTGGTCCACGCGCTCGGGATCTCGCCGCCCCCGCCGGTGCCCGCCTGGTCGTCGTCGTCGCGGGCGATCACCGACTGGGTGGGCACCGCCTCGCCCAGGAAGTATTTGCTGGGGCTGAGTCCCGCCAGATACATCTCGGTCCAGATCCAGCTGGTGGCGCTCTGGCCTTCGGCGGTGCGCGGCCCGCGCAGCTTCATCAGGGCGTAGACGATGTCGTCGATGCAGGTGATGGTGAGCTGGCCGGTGGAGTGGCTGCCGGGCTCGAATTTCATCTCGTCGATGCGCAGGTCGAGGTCGCGGTACTGCACGCGGGTGCCCTGCACCCACAGGTTGCGGGCCTGCCAGAGTAGGTCGCCTTCCGGGTCGGCGATGGTGAAGATCACGTGCGGCACGGTGTCGACGGCGGCCTGGAAGGTGGGGCTGCCGATGATCACCGAGGAGAAGTCGCCCGCGATCTCCGAGCCCAGGATCTTCAGTCCGGCCAGCTCGGCCGAGGTCTCCTCGGCGGCCGACAGCGGCGTGCCCACGCCTGCTTTGGTGACTTCCGGGCCGAGCGGCCCGTAGGTGACCGCCGGAGTCGAGCTGCCGTCGCCGTTGGCGGTGCCGGTGCTGCCCGGCAGCGACGGGTTGCCGGTGACGTTGGCCGCCTGCGCGACGCCCTGGCGGGCCTCATTCATGTACTTCTGGTAGGCGCCCGAGGACCACGCCACCCACGCCTTCTTGCCCTGGGTCTTGTAGATGTCGTAGGCGGCCTTGGTGTTGTAGGCCGCGTCGGACAGGAGTTTGCGCTGGTCGTACTGCTGGTGTTTCGACCAGAGGATCTGGAACAGGCCCGAGGCTGAGCTGCTGGCGTTCTTGGCCTCGACGCGGAACCCGGACTCGGCCTTGCAGACCGCCACCATCGTGACCCAGTCGGCTTCAGGGAAGCCCGCCTGCTTGACCAGGACTGCGACTTGCGCGGCGGTGAGCGTGGTCATGACCAGTATCCTGATGCGAGAAGCCCTCGCGAGTGCGCGAACACTCCGAGGGCACGACCGGCTGGATTGGAGCCGATGTGTTCGATGCTACCTGGGGCGATACTCGCATTCCCATTCGGATCTGGACGAAGGTCTTCGCCTGTCCGATCACTGGATGCTGGCTGTGGGATGGCGCTTGTACCGAGCGTGACTATCCATTGGTGAGCTGGAAACGGAAGACTCGCCGGGCTCACCGAGTGATCTACCTTCTGCTCGGTGGGACCATTCCAGCTCGCCTGGAACTTGATCACCGTTGCCGCGTACGGCAATGCGTCAACCCGGCTCACCTGGAACCAGTTACCCACCAGGAGAACATGCTTCGAGGCGACACGTTCCAGCGCATCAACCACTCGAAGACCGGTTGCCCGGCGGGCCACCCCTACGACGGGTCTTACCAACGTCGGAATGGTTCCGTCATGCGGACATGCTCGATCTGCACCCGACACAACAAGCGGGCGTACAAGCAACGCATGAAGGTGAAACATTCACCAACTCCGCTCACGGTATGACAAAAACTTGCCCAGGAAAGATCCAGTGAGGATCTTTTATGCTGCCTCGATTCGCGTCAAAGATGCGTGGCCACAACGTGCCGTTGCCGTAGAACCGCTGAGCGATGCCCCAAAGCGTGTCCCCCTTGACCACCGTGTACCGGCGCTGCGGCGCGGGCGCGGGCACCGTGGGGGCGGGCTTGGTGCCGCCGGTGATCGGGCCGACGGCGGGCGCGGCGTCGCTGGCCTGCTTGAGGGTCACCGAGATCATCGCGCGGGTGATCTCGTTGGTGATCGGGTGGCGCAGCTCGGAGACGTAGGACATGTCGTCCACGCGCCACAGCCCGGCCTCCTGTGGCCCGTAGCGGACGATGACGCGCTCGCGGGTGTCGGCCAGCGCCTCGATCGCGTTGATGGCGGGCGCCTGCGGGGCGAACATGTTGGCCGGGTCGACGGCGAGGAACGAGAACTGCATGGTCCGCAGCCGCGCGCCCTTGCGCAGCAGTAGCGGCGTCGTGCCGGACCGCTCGGTTTCGACCCAGACCTGCCCGATGTTGTCGTAGGTGATGGCGCGGGGGGCGACCGGCACCGAGAAGCTGATCTTGCCGCTCTCGCCGTACAGGTACATGCGCTGGTTCTCGATGCCGGGGAAGGACTTGCCGGTCAGCGGGTCGCGGATCAGGATGACCGCCACGAGAGCCTCCCTCGGAATTGACAAGCCGCGCGAATGGCGGCTACGTTATCGGCATGCCTACTCGGATGCACGGCCTACCTCCCGGCCGTCGCGTACTTGTAGCGCCCGTGCGCCTCCTCCTCGCGCCGGTAGGCGCGCCAGGCGTCCAGCACGTCCTTGGTGGTGTCGCCGGTGCCGTGCACGTGCACCGGCGACATCTGGCCGTCGATGGAGCGGGCCAGGCGGTCGATCGAGCCGGACAGGCCGGAGTCGCCGCCGGAGGAGGGGCCGAGCATGTCGGCGTAGCCGGGCACCGAGCGGGCCACCGCCGCCGCGACCGAGTGCGGCAACGTCTTGGTCAGGCCGGGCAGCGCGGACAGGGTGGACAGGTTCGGCACGACGTAGCCGCCGGAGGGCAGGGTGGTGACCTCGGGGCCGTTGACGCCGACCATGCCGGTGACGGTGCCGTTGACCACGACGGGCTCGGGGCCGTGCTCGCCGACCAGGGCGCGGCCGGTGGGCGACTCGCCACCGTGCCAGAGCTTGGGCATCTTGGGCAGGCCGAAGGTCGAGCCGCCGACGAGCGGCACCCACTCGGGGATGGTGACCGAAGGGATCGCGTTCCACACGTTCGCGATGCCATTCCAGATGGCCTTGATGACGGACATGATGCCGTCCCAGATGCCCTTGACGATTTTTCCGCAGGCGTCGGCGGCGGCCTTGATTCCGTCCCACACGGCCGAGCCCGCCTTGCCGATGGCGTCGAAGATCGGCTTGATGACGGACCACAGTCCGTTCCAGCCGGTCTTGATCGCGCTCCATACTGCGCTCGCCGCGCTGGAGATGGCAGTCCAAATCGCGGTTCCGACGCTGCGAATCGTATTGAAAATGGGTGCGAGCACGCCATTCCACACCGCCGACGCCCCACCGGAGATGGCGTTCCAGACAGCCTGTGCCGCGCCTGAAATGACATTCCAGACGCCTACGATGAAGTCGCGAACGGCGGTGAATGTCGGTAGTAGAATCGTATTCCACAGCCACATTGCGCCGGCGCTGATCAAATTCCAGACAAATGACGCCGCTGCTCCGACGGCATTCCATACGGCTACAGCAACAGCGGAAATAGCGGTGAAAATCGGCCGTAGAATGGTTTCCCAGGCCCATTTCGCTATCGCGATTACCGCCTTGAATACCGCCTCGAAGACAGTGGCGATGAGCCAGACGATCACCATGATGATATAGACGACCGTTTGAACAATGAACTTGATGATACTGAAAGCGATCTTCGCCCCGGTCGCGATGACTTTCCAGACCGGTTCGAACACGTTCGTCCACAGCCACATCGCGGCCGTTTTGATCGCGTTCACTACCGCGTTCCAGGCTATGACCAGCGCCTGCCAGGTAGCAACGGCTGCGTTCACTACCGCGTGAATCGCTGCCAGAATCGCATTCCAGACCGCCATGGCGGCCGTTTTGATAGCCTCCCACACCGCGATCACGGCATCCCGGAACCAGGCGAACTTGAACCACATGAAGATGATGGCGGCGATCACCAGCGCGATCACGAGCAGAATGGGGTTGGCCAGCATCGCCGCTCCGATGGATCGGATGACGCCGATGATCGCGCCACCCACCACCTGGAAGATTTTGCCCAGCCCCTGCATGACCTTGCCGAAGATCTTCTGCCCGAGGCTCAGCTTCTTGGTGTCGTCGCTGGCCTCTTTCATCCACTTGAAAGCTTCCGCGCCCTTGCCCGCCAACGTGAACACCGGACCCAGTAGCTTGAATCCGAGGAAGGCGCCCACCAGCCCGGAGATCAGGAACGACGCGCCCGGCACATGCTGCATGATCCACACGATGGCCTCGGCCAGTTTCGCGATGGCCAGGACGAACATCGTCAACGCCGAGAAGTCCAGCGCGGCGAGGAAGCGCACCAACCCGGTCGCCGCCTCGATCAATGCCGGGCCGAGTCCCTGCTGGCCGGACAGCTTCGCGACCAGCTCACCCAACGCGGGAGCGAACTCGGTGCGGATCTGGTTCAGCAGCGGCGCCAGGTTCTGGTTGGCCGCCAGGCCGCCGAAGCCCCGCGCGATCATCGCGAGCAGCTTGCCCATCTCGCGCAGCGCCGGGAGGCTGTCCTGGAAGTACTGGTTGATCCGCGCCTGACCCTCGGCGCTGCCGGTCCACTGCCGGAACTTCCGCGCGGTGTCCTCGATCGAGGAACCCATCTCGCCCGCGTAGCCGGCCCCGGCCCGAAAGATGTTGAACAGCCCGATCAGCAGGTCGACCAGCACGCCGATCGTGCGCTTGAAGATCGAATAGGACTTGATCAGCCAGGCGGCCATGCGGCCGTTGGCGAGCTGCGCGGCGGTCCAGTCGGCGAGCGACTTGCTGATGGCGGCGAAGTCGGCAGCCATGGCCTGGGCCATCGGCATTGCGGCCTCGATCACGTTGATGATCGCGCGAGCCAGGAACAGCAGCCCATCGGTGACGTTGCCGACGATCGGTTCGAGCCCGTGGAAGATGCGGCTGATCTGTGCCAGGAACGGCGCCGAGGCGGCCAGGTCGCCGGCCTTGCGGGCGGCGTTGCCGAGCTGTCCCCCGATGCTGGCGAGGCCCTTGCCCGCCACGGCGGCGAGCCCGTCGAGCCGGTTGGCAAAGTAGTCCAGACCCTTGCGGAGTCCGCCGTCCGCGATCTGGCTGCCCAGCTCCGAGAACTGGTTCTTGATCCGGGCAAGCGTGGGTTCCAGCGCCTGGGCGGCGAGCTTCCACGCCAGCATGGACAGCTTGGCCGCCGCGAAGATCGGCAGCGCCCCGGCGACCACGCCCACCATCGGGGCCAGGCCGCCGACGGCGATCACCGCGCCCGCGCCGATGGCCGACAGGCCGCCCGCCAGCGCGAACACCCCGGTGATGATCCCGGCGAACTTGAACGCGGTCACCACGGACTGGAAGAACTTGGCGTCCTTGCCCGCCTTGTTCGCCTTCTTGGCGAACTTGTCGAGCCCGGTGGAGCCGGCGGCGGCCTTGGCGCCCGTCTTGGCCGCCTCGTCACCCAGCTCCTTGACCGGCTTCTTGGCCTGCCGCGCCTGGTCGCCCGCCTCGTCGGCGGCACCGGCGGCCTTGTCCATGCCGGCCGCGAACTCGGCGCCCCCCTTGGCTCCGGCCCTGCCCAGCTCGCCGACCGTGCGTTCCAGCGACTCCAGGCGCGCCTCGATGCGGGCTACGACTTCGCTGATGTCGTCGTTGAGCCTGGCGTCGATGCGCATCTCGTCCTCGCCCGCCACGCCTCACCTCCCACCCTGCGGTCCGCCTGGCGCTGATCGTTGCATGACGGCCGGGCCGGACCCGGAAGGCGCGCGGAGGGATCACGGGAACGCGAAACGGCCGGTCAGGCTTCTATTCCTGACCGGCCGTAGCGCGGCTGCCCGTCCCCTCGGCTCCCGCGTTGATCTTAGCTTTTTCGCTTCGCGGCCCGGCGCTCGGCCTCGGCTTCCTTCTGCTTGTCCCGGTTCACCACCACCACGGCGGCGATGCGCACCATCATCGGAAACTCGTCCTCGTCGTCCTGGAGCAGCACCACCGGGTCGAGATGGAACACGCGCGCCACGCGGGCCGCCTGCTCCACGCGGGCATCGCGGCTGAGGAACTCGATCGTCTCGCGTGCCTGCCTGGCCCGGATGGGGTTGGAGCTGCTCAGCTCGTAGGGTCCGCCTCACCCTCGTCGTCGTCGAGGTCGTACATGACCTTCTCAGTCCACCCGGCCGCGTCGAGCACCTGCTGCCCGGCCTTGGCCAGGTCGGAGTCGCGCGGGTACAGGAGCTTGATCGTGCTGGCGCTGTCGAGCGTGCCGAGCTGGCCCCACACCGCCTTGTCCTTGAGGGTAAGCACGTCGCCCCGGTCGGAGGTGATGGTGTTCCACTCGTCGGCGCTGCCCACCCGCTTCACCTCGATGGACCGGCAGGTGTTCACCAGCACGGCCGCATGGAAGATCGACTGGTCCATCATGAACGGGCTGACCTGGGTGGAGTTGCGCGCGGCCGGGGGCAGCGCGCGGCGCTGCCAGTTGCTCAGGCTCTTGGACGCGATGTCGGGGTGGCAGACCAGGCGGATCGGTACGCCGGGCACCTCGACGGTCTCGGGGTCGAGCTTGGTGCGCTGCTTGGCCGCCGCGCCGAGCTGGGCAAGCGAGCCGGTGCCGGTCTGCGGCTCCTGAGCTTCCAGCGGGGTCGAGTCGACTTCGTCGCTGCCGGTGCTCACGTCGAAGGTGCTGCTCATGGGTGGTTCCTTTCCTCCCGGTTGAGCCCGACGCCGCCGGGGCGAACACGCGTGCCAACCGGGAGGTCAATCACGCGTGTCCGCTCCGGCGGCGTCGGACGTGAACCGGCGCCGGGGTGCTCCGGGGCGTGCACCCCACCCGGCGCCGGAGTAGTGATGGTCAGCCTGCCGAGCCCACGGCGAACGTCAGCTCGAAGTCGGCCGCGTCACCGCGGGACGCGTCCGACTCCGGCTCGCGCACGCCGATCAGCAGCGCGTTCGGGTACACGCGCGGGGAGGCCCCGCGCACCGACCGCATGTCGCCCGAGAGCGGCTGACCGGAGATCGTGGTGCGGAGCTGTCCGACCTTGGAGATCAGCGACGTCAGCAGCTCCTGGTGGTTCTCCGGGTCGTAGGGCCGGGTCAGGGTGATGTCGCCGACCTCGGGCGGGGACGCGATTACGTCGGGGGTCAGGCTGCCGCCGTCCCACACCTTCGTGGCATCCGAGGTGATCTCGCCGCCAGACTTGGAGGCGAACCCGCCGGGGATGCCGTCCACCGTCCAGAGGAATTGCCTCTGTGCTGCCTTCATAGCTGCTCTGTCCTCCTGCTCACAGAGCCGCCGTGACGGCGGCCTTGGTCACGGTGAGCATCACCAGCGCGGCCGTGGGGGACACGCGGATGCCCAGCTCGGCGAGCACCTGGTTCAGCGCCAGGGACTCGGTGGTGTTCAGGTCACTGGAGACGTTGACCCGGTAGCCGGGGTCCAGGATGGTCTCGCCGTCGTCGGCCAGCCGGGCGAACAGCCCGTCGGCCGCCGCCATGGGCTGGACGATCCCGATCAGCGTGCCCTCGATCTTGGCGAGCAGGTGCCCGCGAGCGTCGATCACGCCGAACAGGTAGGGCTCCAGTTGCTGGTATGCCTCGGTGACCACCCGGTTGACGGTGTCCGCGCCGATCAGGTAGCCCCAGTTGACCTCGTCCGCCGCGAGCGAACGCCAGCCGTAGAGTCGGACGAAGCCGGCCACGGTGCGGATCACGTTCACCTTGGACGCGTCGAGGTCGTTGCCCTGGGTGGCGGTGTAGACCACGTCGGGGGCGACTACGTAGCGGGCCTTGGAGTTCTCTCCGGCCGCCGCCTGCCACGGGCCGATGGCCTGCGCGCGGGCGCGGGACGCGGCGACGTAGCCCTCCGGCGAGATGGTGCGGGTGCCGCCAAAGGTGTCGGGCACTCTGATCCATGGGGCGAACAGTCCGGCCCGCTTGGCGTCGAGCACGGCGGCGGTGTCGACGAGCGTGCCCTGGTCCGCTGTGCGGGCCGCGCACAGCAGGGCGATTCGGTTGTTCTCGTCGACGTGCGCGATGAGTCCGGCGTGGACGGTCGGACCGATGCCGGGGATGGCCACCGCGCCGTCGCCTTTGCCGATGTCGAAGCGGGTCAGCGCGGCGACGTAGGTGGCCGCGACCACCGACGCGCGGTCGTCGGTGCCGGCCGCGAGCGCGACCGGGCTGCCCTGCACGGCGGGGTTGTTGCCGGGCGCGACGGTGACCGAGCCCGCGTCGGTGAGCTTGATGTACGGGTCGGCCGAGGCGCGGCTGACCGCCTCGGCCGGGGTGTGCAGGTTGGTGTAGTCCCGCACGATTTTGCCGTCGAACAGGAC